CAAACCGGCGAGGTGGTGGTGCATGACATGTGGGGGCATTCGGTGCATCTGACGCAGCAGGGGATCACCGTCACCGGCGATCTGCGTGTCACCGGCGAGGTGATTCGCGGCTATGGCGGGTCGGATCAGGTGGCGCTCGGCACCCACCGCCACACCCAGGGCTCCGACAGCCACGGCGACAGCGAGGCGGCGATCTCCGCCCCGGTGGCCGGCACCTGATGGGCGACGTTCGCATCATCTGGGACCCGGCGACGGCGCGCGGCGATCTCAACATGGTCGGCGGCGCGATCGAACTCGGCCACGATCTCGAAACCGCCGTGCTGATCAGCGTGTTTACCGACCTCGCGGCCGACCCGGATGACATTCTGCTGCCCGGTCAGGCGGCCGATCCGCGCGGCTGGTGGGCCGACAGCCTCACCGGCGACCCGATTGGCACCAAGCTGTGGCAAATCTTCGCCCGCACCACCTCGCAGGACACGCTGAATTGGGCGCGTGACCAGGTGAGCAAGGCGCTGACCTGGATGATTGCCGATGGCGTCGCCGCCGCGGTGGAGGTGGACGCGCAATATATCGCCCGCGGCGCGCTGGGCCTGCGGATCACCATCACCGAGCCTTCCGGCCGCCGCACCGCCTTTAGCTACGCCTGGGATCAGGAGAAATAGCCGCATGCCGTTCCCCAGGCCGACGCTCACCGCGCTGCGCACCCGCGCGATGCAGGACATCACCGCCTCCGACCTGCCAGACGCCGACGGCTTTCTGCGCCGCGCGTTCCTGCGTGTGGTCGCCTGGGTGCAGGCCGGGCTGGCCCATCAGCATTACGGCTATCTGGACTGGATCGCCCGGCAGGCGACGCCGTTCACCGCGACTGACGAATATCTCGACGTCTGGGCCGCGCTGGCGCCCACCCCGGTGCTGCGCATCGCCCCGCAGGCGGCCATCGGCTCCGCCCAATTCTCGGGTGTGGCCACCACGCCGCTGCCTTCCGGCACGCTGACGCAGCGCTCCGACGGTGCGCAATATCAAACCACCGCCGATGCCACGGTGATCGGCAGCACCGTCACCGCGCCCATCGTGGCCGTGCTGGCGGGCTCGGCCGGCAACATCGATCTCGGCAGCGCGCTCACCCTGGCCGGCGCCATCGGGGGCATCAACTCCGCTGGCACCGCCAGCACCGCGCTCACCGGCGGGACGGATTTGGAGACCGACGCCGCGCTGCGCGCCCGCATGCTGGAAAGCTATGCCGCCCCGCCCGCCGGCGGCGCCGGGGCCGATTACGTCACCTGGGCGCTGGAAGTGCCGGGCGTCACCCGCGCCTGGTGCCGGCCGGTCTCCATGGGCGCTGGGACTGTCACCGTCTACTTCATGATGGATGTGGCCGAGGCGGCGCATAACGGCTTCCCGCAGGGCAGCGATGGCGTGGCGACGGCCGAAACCCGCGATACGGCGGCCACCGGCGACCAACTGGCGGTGGCCAACTACATCTTCGGCCCCGGTCGCCGCCCGGTGACCGCCTTGGTTTACGCCGTGGCTCCCGCAGCCGACCCGATCGCGTTCACCCTCGCCGGGCTCAGCACCATCACGACGGGGCAGCGGGCCGCGGTAACGGCCGCGATCGCCGCCGCGCTGGTCGCCAAGGGCGATCCGCTGGGCACCACCGGCGTGAATCAGAGCGATATCGATGCGGCGATCGGCGCGGTGCCTGGCCTGCCGGCCTTCGCGGTCACCACGCCATCGTCCTGGCCGCTCACCCCCGCGGTCGGCTCGCTGCTGACTGTCGACGCTGTGGCCTTCGCCTGATGCCATCGCCCCCGCAATTCGGCGCGTCGGATTATCGCCAGGCGCTGCTCAATCTGCTGCCGCGCGGTCGGGTATGGCCGCGTGAGCAGGATAGCGTGCTGTCGCGCGTGCTGGGCGCGCTGGCCCCTACCTATGAGCGCAGCACCGCGGCGGCGGCGCAGATGCTGGTCGATAGCGTGCCAACCACCACATCGAATCTGCTGGCGGAATGGGAGTCGTCTCTCGGCCTGCCGGATGGCTGCGGCGATCCGGATCAATCCATCGCCGAGCGCAAGGCAACCGTGGCGGCGCGCTGGGCGGCGCGTGGCGGCCAGGCCCCCGATTTCTACATCAAGCTGGGGGCCACCCTCGGCTACGCCATCACCATCACTGAATTCTCCCCCTCGCGGTTCGGGCGCCCGTTCGGCCAGCCGTTCGGCGGCGAGGCTTGGGCCAACGTCTGGCAGGTCAACGCACCGACCTTCACCATCCGCTCCTTCGAGTTCGGTAGCGATGCCTTCGGCGAGCCGTTCCGCTCCTGGGGCAACACCGCCCTGCAGTGCCGGCTACGCGCGGCCGCGCCGGCACACACCATCCTGCTTTTTTTCTATAGCTGAGGACCCCGCATGGACCGCTTGAAGGCGACCAACTCGGTGGCATTCGCCAACCGCGATACCGCCCCCGTATCCGGCACGGCGCAATACGCCACCGACGGCGATCCCTCCACCAGCACGCCGCCGACCATCTGGCCTGCCTATGCCTCCAATATGCTCATTGATGAGATGATCGCCGTCATCGTCGCGGCGGGCTTGACGCCCGACGATACCGACTGGACGCAGCTGCTGAAGGCACAGCGACTGCTCTTCGCGCCCGCGCAGCTTCACACCCAGATCATCACCGCCGGCGGCACGTTCATTGTGCCGGCAAGCCAGTTGGAGGTGGAGTTGGTGGGCGCCGGGGGGGGCGGCGGCGGCACCGATGGCACGCTCGCCGGTGGTTGTGGCGGCGCTGGCGGATATTCTCGCCGCCTCATCAGTGGCCTCACGGTGGGCGCGAGCATCACCGTCACGGTGCCGGGCGGCAGTGCTGGCGGTGTCGGCGCCCTCAATGGCAGCGCCGGCGGCACGACCTCGTTTGGCGCCTATCTTTCCGCCACCGGCGGCCAGGGCGGCGTGGCGGTGGGGACCGCGGCCGGCGGCACCGGCGGCGGCGGAACGGGCGGTGACATCAACATCATAGGTGGCTGCGGATCGGATGGAGCCCCCACCGATGCGCCGGGGGAGGGGCTTGGTGGCGTGTCGTATTTCGGCGGCGGCGGCCGCCATGGTTCGGCCGGCGGCTTGGTCGCTGGCGCCTATGGATCGGGTGGTGGGGGCGCGTATGGCCTCGCGTCGAACGGCGGCGCCGGCAAGGCCGGCGTGATCATTGTGCGTTGGAGGGCCTGAGCGATGAAGACGTATGCGCGCATCGATGGCGGGTTGGTCGTCGAGCTGCTGGCGACCGCCGGCGATATCGCGGCCATGTTCCACCCGTCGCTGGTCTGGGTGGATGCGTCCGCCGCCGAGGGCGTCGCCCCCGGTTGGAGCTATGCGAGCGGCAGCTTCGCAGCACCTGCGGCGCCGAGCCTTGCAGCCGTGCAGGCAAGCCGGATCGCCACCCTGCGCGCCGCCTGTACCACCGCGATCACCAGCGGCTACACATCGGCCGCCCTCGGCGCAGCGCACAGCTATCCGTCGACCCCGACCGATCAGGCCAACATGGCGGCCTCTGTGGTGGCGTCACTGCTGCCCGGCATCGCCACCGGCTGGACCACGCCATTCTGGTGCGCTGATGCTGGCGGCACATGGAGTTTCGCCGCGCACACGGCGGCGCAAATCCAGCTGGCCGGCAGCGACGGCAAGGCGATGGTCGTGGGCGCGCAGCAGAAACTGGCCGGGCTGGAGGCGCAGGTGACCGCGGCCACCACCGTGGCGGCCGTGCGAGCGCTCGCCTGGTGATGTGGCGGTTCCGGCCGGTTGCTGATTCCCCTGAGAGGAGCCTCGGATGAGTCGTCGTATCGCCGATCGAGTTAAAGAAGCAACGGTGTCTGTGGGGGCTGGCGATCTCGTTCTAGGCGGTGCGCTGCCAGGCTATCGGCCTTTTGCGGCCGTCTGCGATGACGGCGATACGTTTCCTTATTGCCTGCTCGACAATTCCAATAACACCTGGGAGGTCGGCACCGGCACATATCACCGCGGCACAAACAGTTTTACCCGGGCGCCAGAGGCCAGTTCGTCCGGCGGCGCCCGCGTGGCGCTCACCAATGCCAGTCAAGCCGTCGTTTTCATGGCCGCCACTGCGTCGCTGCTGACATTGCCTCCGGCGGCTGCCGCGGTGCTGGGCGGTGTGCAGGTCGGGCTAGGGCTATCGATCGACGGCGATGGCGTGTTGTCGGTCGGCACAGGGGGAGCCGGCCGTCCGTTGATCACACCGGCAGATGGCGTACTGACGGTGCCAGATGATGTGGCCGAACTCGGGCTCGCCAGCTACGCCGCGATCATCAGCGTGCAAACGGCGGCGATGCTGGCTGGCGATCAGTCGGTGCCGGCCGGTCGCCGGCTGCGGATCGTGTTCCAGGCGGGCGGCCTGCTGGCTGGCTCCGGGATATCTGGCTGGTGGTATCAGCCCGGCCGCGCCGGCGTCGTGGATTTGATGGAGGCGGGTGGCATGTGGGCGATAGTAACCCCGCCGCCGCGCTCGATCGCCACCGACCTGGTGGCCGCCGGCATCGGCCAGAGCGACGCGCTACCGATTATGGCGCAGGTCAACGTGGTGTCGACCGTCGCCGCGGGCGCGGGCGTGGTGCTGCCGGCGTGGCTCACTGAGGGCGAGATCGCAATTCACAACGCCGGCGCCAACGATCTGCTGGTCTACCCGCCGGGCGACGCACAGATCGGCGCCGCGGCTGCCGGTGCGCCAGTGATCGTCGGGCCAAGCCAGCGCGTCAACTTCGCCACCTCCCTCCCCACCGCACAATGGATCGCCGGATGACCCGCATTCTTGGCCTTTTGCTTGCAATCACGCTGGCGCTTCCCGCCGCCGCGCAATCGCCGGTGCGCGTCGGGCCGCTCGATGTGCGCAACGCGCTCGGCGAGATCGCCGCCGGGGGTTCGGCCGAGCAGGCCGCCGCGCGGATCAATTTGGGCCTGGGTGGTATAGCCACGCAATCGGCCTCCGGGATCGCTATCACCGGGGGGGTAGTATCTGGCGCCGATATTTCGGGTGCCAATGTCACTCCGTCCGGCGGGATGACGGCGCGCACGCCAGCAGTGCGCGCGACGGACGTCATTCAGGCGGTTGATTATGGAGCGTGCGTTTGGGACGTCGCCCACGATGTCGGTCCCTGCATCAACGCGGCTATTAGCTATGCGGCTATGCTTGGCGGCAGGGATGTTAAGGTCCCGGCGGGGGCATATGGTCTCGCGACACCGATCCTGCAGACCA